TCGGGGTGTATTTTTAGCAAATCTTCAGCACATTTGATTGACCTATTCTTTAAATGTATGCCACTATTGAAAGGATTCTTTATTTCTACCAAGCAATTACTACCAAGTGCATCAGGGCTATAACCTGAATACTCACCATAAGGAATAAAGGTGTATGTTTCCCCACCATAGTAAGTGTAGAAGTCATCTTGGTTATGTTGGAATACTTCAAATGCTTCTTTTTCGTTTTCAGTTCCCCACGTCAATGCTTCACCCCAAATTGGTTTGCGAATACCAGTTAGTAGTTCACTTGCTTTTTCGTAGACAAATGACTTTGCAGTTTCGGAAAGGTACTCCGATTTGTTTCTCGGAGTACCCATTAGTTTGTGAATGTCACTTGCCGTGAATCTACCTTCACGTACTGCTAACCATTCGCTTTCGTTATTTGTGATTGTAATTTCCATAAGTTTAAATCAAAATTTCATTTTGCAGCAATCAATAACTTCTTATTTTCTGCACTAATAGTGTACTTTCTTTCGATGTCATCCATTAACCCACCCGTTTGTAAGTGTTCTTTTGCCTTATTCCAATTGCTATGTTTTGGGGTTAAGTCTTCTTTCTTTGGTGTTGTTGGTTTGGCTACATTATTGGTTGCACTATTACCATCGTCATCGGACTCATCGTCAATGTTTAAGTTTAAAATAGAAGTTAAACTATATCTACGTGCGTATGATACACCCGATCCAATTTGTTGTGCGTTGGTAGAATCTTTGCATACAATGTCGTACACACTTTCTAACATTTGCCCCGTTTCTATGTGAATCAATTTGGTTACAACACAATTGTTTAATACTGGTTGCACAATCAATAACCCATTCTTTTTAAGGATAGGTGTAATGACTGTCAAAATGTGTGGCAAACTTGCATAGTTTACTTTGCGTTTAGCATCACTAAAAAATGGATTGTTTGAATCCTTGCTAATCTTCGGACATTCTGCCTGAAAATTGCTTACTGCGTTAAATAGTTCTTTCATAGTTTATTATCTGTAATTAATTTGTCAATTGCATCACACAAAGAATATTGTGCAAATTCGGTCATAATACCCCAGTTAATTATTTCGTAGTTTAAATCATCTTCGTCTACTTCGTATTCGGTAAACTCATTTACTAAATCTTCTTCGTTTTCTATGAGTAAACTTTTTACAAGTTCTTCGTCAAACTCGTAGTCGTTAAAACCATCAAAGAAATGTAGTTTACCTTCGTAAAAGTTAGCACTCATTTGCAACTTTTTTAAACGCACCACGTTTTCATCCATAAGATTAAATAGATTCTTCATTGATAATGTCGATTGCGGTGTTTAAAATGATTAATACCTTCGGTTGTATAACATCACCATTTAGGTATTTACGAACAGTTGGCATTGATATGCCAGTACGAGCAGCGACCTTTGACACAATGCCGTGCTTCTTGTGTAACTTGATTTGTTTGATAACTTCTTGTATATCCATAGCACAAATATACAATTTGTTTTCAATATAACAAATTTATTTTACAAAATAATTTATTTAAATAAGTTTGCAGCAAAATAATCTGCTACGTTTTGAGATAATTCGTTAATTCGTTTTTGCGTTAACGTAGGTTTTATGAATGGTCTTGCCTTTGTACCACTTGCATAAATGTTTTTACTAATCTTTCGTGCAACTACTGATTCAATTCTTTTATCAAATGCACTTTTAAACAAACCATATCTGCGTTTTTCTTTCATCCATTGAATTAAAGATTTTGCAGATACCATTGTACCAGGTGCTTGTCCTTCTTCGACATCCACCCAATACTCATTCATCGTGATTATTAGTTTTTCGCCTTTTGAAGTTGGTTCAATAGTCGGTTGTATGTTAGCCGATAACGAACCACTTGCATTTGATTTGTTCTTTTTTAACTTGGTGCGTAGTGCTTCAATTAACTTGTTCCCCCAATCTTGGATAATAGAATTTACACCACTCGATTTAATTTCTTCGGTGATGTTTTGAACACCAAGTCCTTTGAGAAAATCAGGTTCTTTCGCCATTAGTACTGCAAACTAAAATCTATAATTTCACCATCTTTAAAATATGGTATTACTTTTAACCAATATACTTTCGGTACAACTTGACAACCAGCACTCCAATTGTCGATTAAATTACCAAGTCCCGCTTGGTGAAAGTTGATGCCAAACAAACCCTTTTGAATTACCTTCTCATCTAAATTTTCATCTTTATTCCCGTCACGGAATATTTGAATAGGTTTGATTTGTTGAAAGTATGGCATACCTAACCACAAAGATTTCCAATTCGCAGATGTTTTAAATTGGTGTGATCCAATTACATATTGTGCAGCAGCAATTGCCGTACCCGTTACACCACCATAGGTAATTGGATTTTGAATATAATGCTTACCCGCAGTTGTTGAACACGGGAATACTTCTGCAACTTCACCACCAACCCACAATACACCAAAATCGTCAAAGGTATTGGTTAGTTTTTTGTCGCATCGTACCCACGTTATGCCTTTGGTTTGCTTAAATACATACTTCTTTAATTCGGCTTTTGTCTTATCACCAATGATTCCGTCAACTACCAAGTTGCACCCGAACCGATTAAGATATTGTTGTACTTGTTTCATCGATTAACCTATTTAAATACCATTGTGCCTTCTGCAAGTCTTCAACACCATTCTTTCTATCGTATCGCCAAATGTACTTCATTATATTTCCTTTAAGATAACCTTTGAATGCTTCTTTACTCATTGCAGATTTGATTGCTTCTATGCACTCGATAGTGCCTTCGTAGTGTGGTGGTTTATTTACTTTATCCATTTGTCACAAAAGTCGTCAAAATCCAAGTCAATTACAAATGTGTGTCCACTTATATAATGTACTTCGGTATAGTCCCAATGTTTATTCGCACCGATAATATAACCAGTGTCCAAGATTGCATCTTCTAAAAACTCGCAAGATTGCTCTTTATCTTCGTAAATAGAATCTGCAAGTATAACGATATGACATTTAATTTTAGGCACGATATGTGAACGCAGTTAAATTTACATTTTCTGCTCCGTCTGTCGTTTTACGTTCAGGGCAAATTTCTAACCATCGACCACCTAATGGTTTTGGTGTTGCACCACGTTCCACGTGCCAACCACCAAGTCCACTATTATATTCTTCTTTATAGGTTGCAGTACGAACCATTAAAATGTTACGAAGTTTTATATTAAATTGTTTATCCAAATACTCATTTGTATAAACTACTTCGTTACATTCGTGAACGTGTCCCATCCATATCAAATCTGCACCTTCAATAAAGGTAGACATTCTATTGAACTGAATTACACCACGTGTAACTGGTCCACCACCACCCGAACCGTGAAAGTATTTTATTTTAAAAGATTTACGAATTACTTTACCATCTAAAAAATTGTAAATAATCCAACCACCATAACCACCCGCTTGTATTTCAGTATTGCATTCCCGATTTAAACCAAAAACAAATCGTTGTATAACGTCTGTTTCTTGTCGTTTGATAATATTCGTTTCGTGATTACCATACCCCACAACTTTAATCAAATGTGCGTAGGGCTTAAACCACTCAATTGCATCGTTTACAACTGCATCTAAATAGTTATTTAAGTTGTGTTCAGGTCTTATGCCTTCTTTGTTTTTACGTGGATCGTATGCACCTTGCATCAAACAGAAAGTATCTCCGTTTAAATGTACATCGTGATTACCAGCAAGTGCCAAATCCAAATGTTTTTTTAATAGTACCCTATCACATTTGGGATTATCCCAATGCAAATCGGAGAGTAAAAGAACCTTTTTATTTTCAAAAGGTACTACAAATTTATGTACGTTGTTTTTCATTTGAATAGATAAAATATAGTCACAATTATTGCATAAAATGTGACTGTGTAAAATCGTTCTTTAACTACTTTGTTTTCTTGCTCAACTTCGCAAATGCCAAATTGCAAGTCGGTAATCGTACTATCTAAAAACTCAATATGTGTGCTATCGTTGTGAATCTTTGCTTTTAAGATTCGGTTTTCTTCACGTGCTTTTGCACCTTTAATTAAATAAAGGTTTACGTTCTTGACTGTCGATGAATCGATGCAAATTGATTGCCCGTTGCAAAAAGTCGGTAGAATAAATAGAATCACGCAAATGTATTTCGATAGTGTCATATTTAACTTTTAGTTTTTCTTTCTCTTTGATGATGATTTTTTCCTTGTTGAAGTAAAGTGTATCAATACTGCTAGTGGTATTATTATTATAAACCACACGCTTACCATAGAAATACAATATGCTACAAAGGAATATCGCAATAAGACTCGCTATAAGGTACTTCAACATTGATTTCAACTCCATATCCCGCTAATATATCAGCTTTGTTATCCATTATTGCTTCTGCATTCCCATTCACACTAAAAAACACTTCATCTTGGTAGGTGTTGCGTTTGCATAGTGTTATAATGTCTTGCATAATTAGTGCCGTGTCACTTAACACTTCAATCATATTTGTTTGTGATTCAAAGTGTCTGTCCAAAACCATAAGCATAAAATTGTAAACGACTTTTTTACCTTCTGTGTCAAAGTTAAATCCATTAGGGACTAACCACACAAGTGGATAGTACTTTAAATTTTCTTCTGTAAAGTCAAGTTCACCAACAATAAATTTATTTACTTGCTTGTGGCTTTCCGATGCAGTTTGAATTGTCGATATTATTTGATTTAACGTCATTTAAAAAGTTTAAAAGTTTAGTTTCATTTTTTGTTCGGACTTTCCCCTTTTGGGAAATCGTAATATCTGTATTCTTCGTCATAGTCGGGTGGTAAATAAATTCCTCCAAATAATTGGGTGTTGTGTGGTCTTATAGTGTCGATGGTTGAACCAGGATTAAAGTACAAAGGATAAATAGTGCTATTTGCTTGTAGAAATTCACGCAATCTATTTGCATAGTATTCGGCTTTGTCCCTATACCTTCTTTCAATTAACGTCATTTCATCAATTGTAACTGGTTGTGTGTTGTCCGATGTCCTTGTGCCTAATGTTTTATTTAGCATTTTAAAGGTCATAGGCAACATTGATTCGGTTAAGGTATAGTATTTCAAACAAGGTGCAATATATACGTCTAAAAGGGTTGTATTTGCGTTTGTAATATTACCACTAAATGCTTGTGTTTGCAATTCGTTGTAAATTCCACTACCTATAACGTCACGAATGTAGATTTCTTGTGCTTCTTTAATGGCACTTTTTAAAAGTTTATCGTCTACGTTTTCGTTTATAGGTGTATTGTCCTTTAAAAACGTGGTGCTAATTAAATATACAAAGTTGCTCATATCTTTTTCCTTACTAATTTACTGTTCCAAATGTGTCTGCAATGGTGAATATGAACTGTTGTGTCAGGTATTGTGTACCATCCACCACGTTCTGTCCAAATGTCACGACCTACACGTGCACTAATTGTATCAATTTCACTTCTTAAATACAATCTATTTGCACTTACCATTTGCCGACAAAATTCACGTGATGTTTTTATGATTTTACGTTCACCACTAAATGCGGGATCAAGTGCATATTCGTATCTAATCTCAATTTGTTGGTCACTTACTTTCTTTAATTCTGTTGTACCCAAACGTGAAACTGATAGTTTGCCTTTAACATCGTCAATAAGTCCATCCTTGACCATCTTTGCAATTGTATCGACTACCTTTTGTGGTTCAATCTTTAAATACTTTGCAAGTTCACCCGTTGTTGTACCATCGTTTGCGTTTAGTAGTTGCAAAATTGCAGTTTCAGTTGCAGTAGCAAATTGCATTTTTACTTCTTCAAAGTTTTCTTTGTCTTCACCACATTGCATAAACATATTTACTACGTCATCTTCGGTATAATTAGAAGACAATGCTACTGCCGTACCATTTGAAAGTACATCACCATTTGCAATTGGTGGTAACCCAGCAAGTTGACGTTTTTCATTTACAGTCATATTAGACAATACGTTATTTGCAACCAATGGACTTAATGAATTGATTGAATCGTTTAGTGTGTTTGCAGTTTTTGTAGTTGTCAATACTTCAAATCCAAGTTCAGCACGTGCTTCATCATTTGTGATTACACCTTTTGTAAATAAGTCTACGTAATCTTGTCCGATTGGTGGTTTGTTAATTGTTACAACCTGGCAAGGTATAGCATACTTTAAAATAGAATTTAACGCAGAATCAAATTGCTTTTGACGTGGTTCAATGTATGCTTGTTGAAACAACTCATATGCTTGGATAAGTTCGTTACGTTGTCCCAAAGCACCCGCAGTAGATATACCAAAAAGCACAGGGTTAGATATACGATGACCGACAAATATCTCATCACGGACTGCATCGTTTAGTTGTAAAAATTGTTTATCAAAATCACTTGGTTGTAAGTTTGTTATTTCTGCTGGTCTTTCACTTGGTTCGTTGTAACCGATAATCATTCCACCAGCATTGTGTGTACCAGTTTTTTGTGATTTGAATCTACGTTCAGTTAATCTCATTTCTTCGGGTGTTGGAATACCTTTGAAGAATTGTATTAATGTTTGTGCAGAAAATCCATTCTTAATAGAATTAAAATGCCAGTTTTGGATCTCGCTATCTATCTCAATGTACCTTAACGCACCAATATATGATGGTAATGGATATTCTTTTTGACCAGCACGATATAATTTAAAGTAAAATACTTGTTTATTTTCACGTGTGTTTGCATTAAAGTAAGGATATTGACATATTTCTGCACGTTGGTTTGTCCAATCTTCGCTATAATAGGCACAATCTTTGCCTAAACGAACGTTTTGAAATGGTAAGTGATAGTATTCTGCTGGTTTAGTCTTCGCTTTATTCCAAATTACCTCAACTGCAAACCCATCAAACAACTCATAGTCTTGTGCTAATTTAGATTTGAGGTTTTCAAAGTCTTCATAAGCATTGATATTTGCTAAAAAGTCTTGTGTAACTGCAATGTCTTGTGTGTTTGCACCTTTAATGTCCGTATTTGCACCTACTATGTATGCTGCTTTTTGGTTAATAATAGCATTATGTTTAGGACTGCTATTATATAAGCGAATTAGTTCTTGTGGGTAAAGATTATCTAACCCGTAGGTCATATAACCCTTCGCTTTATTCTCTTTGAATATCGGTAAACTATCGTCTAAAAACGAAAGTCTGTGTAAGTTAAATTTGTTTTCCATCGGTAAAGAAGTTAGTTATAAATTTTCCAACTGCACCACATACGCCACAAATCAACATAAACTTTGGATTGTCTACGTTTAAACTTGCAATGAATAACGACATACCAGCAAGTGAATCACCGAGTACACGAAATCTTTTTGGTGTTGGTTGAAAATATCCTTTTAGTTTCATTTTTTTGATTTTAAATAGTAGTAACGAATAGCAAATAACCCCGAAACAATTGCAATCAAACCCGCAAATGCAGAAATAATTGGTTGAAATTGTGTCGACATAGTCGCTAAAAAACTAATTAGCGAAGTCGTTGCCAGTCCATCCGCAGTTGTATCGTTAAGGTTGTTCATTTGGTGTATATTCAATACGTTGTAATTCGTTTAATTGATCGTGTATTTCGGTAAAATTAGCATCGTTTAAAACTTCTAAACCTACAATGTACCTATTGCTGCCATCCAACACAAATAGTAATTCACTTGTATTATTTTGATAGCCATTTAAAGCTTTGTATTGCTTTGTATTTGGGTGTAATACTATTATCATAATGATGTTAAATAAGTGTTTACTGCGTTGTAAAATGCCGTGTTTTCAGTAACTAAAGAACTACCCATTGCGTAAAATCTTATACGTGAATTACCATAATTACTGCCTTCTCGAAATATCCATTGTATTGCGT